CTCTTGTCCGACGAAGAGCGTTTTGAACTGTTTTGGTCACGCGATAACGACGAAGTACGCTTTCAGTGTGCCCTAAAAATAGGCGTGAACATAGCGTATCCAGACCTCGTTGTTGATTGGAAGTTGGCCTAAGTGTAAGGGGGGTGGGTAACTGCCCCCCACTTTTTTAGTATAACATAACCCTCTAAAAATACACTATGTCTTGCTCCCTAACTACGGGCTACGCCCTCGGATGCCGTGATTCAGTCGGCGGCATCAAAACTGTCTTTGTCCAAGCCTTCAACCCAACGGGTTCCGTGAACACCAACGGAAGCGGAACGGTCACAGGCTTCACGGGTTTCTCATCAGGATTCTACGAGTACGACTTGACCAAGGCCACTTCGTCCATGACGGAAACCTTAAACGCAAGCACCGAGAACGGAACCTTGTTCTACACTCCCGAAGTAACCTTTACCATCAACAAGTTGCAGACCGCCGTGCGGAATGAATTGCGCCTCTTGGCTCGGAATCGCTTGCTGGTCATCGTCCAAGACAACAACAACCGCTACTGGGTGTTGGGTGCTGCGAATGGCTTGGAAGCCTCCGCTGGGACTGCTGGAACGGGTACTGCATTCGGTGACCGTTCAGGCTACGAGATGACGCTGACGGGCATGGAGCCCGATGCAATGCTGAACATCCTCGCTGCAACTTTCTCGGCTTCCACGACCCAAATCAGCGGTTCGTAAAGTATCTTTGACCTGCGGTTCTCATACGCCGCATGGTTTAGTGGTCTGGGCCATCTCGCAAGGGGTGGCCCTTTTTTTTGTACCTTTGGGCATGAGAATTTGCATCGTTTACAACGCCCACCCGACGGGGTGTTCCTTCTACCGACTGGAAATGCCGAACGCCTACCTCGGTGACAACTACACGGAGTTTGACTATGTGTGCGTGGACAACATCGGCAATGTCAAAGATGAAGACCTAAAGACGGTCGATGTTTGGCTTTTTAACCGCTTGTGGTGTCAAGGTACGCTGGACCAAATTCGGAAGGTTTACGAGGCTCTCACGGCGTTTGGGGCGAAGGTAATCTTGGACCTTGACGACTATTGGGTGCTGGAATCGGGACACATCATGTATCGGCACTATTTGTCCACGAAATTGGACGAGCAAATTCGTGAGCACATCCGCTTGGCTGACCATGTGACCACGACGACCGAACACTTGGCGCAGAAGATACGCCTGCTCAACAAGGCCGTGACCATCCTGCCCAATGAACCATACGAAGCCTACCAGCAGTACCTCCCCGACACGAATGCTGAACCCGAACCGCACCTGTTCAAAATCGGCTGGTTTGGAGGGGCGCAACACCAAGAGGACATCGCACTCGTAGAACATTCCTTCGGCTTACTGGCCCACGACAAATCCCTTGACGGGCGATACAAAATCTACCTCGGTGGGTGGAACGACGGGAACGCCGTTTACGATGATTACGAACGGATGCTATCCTGCAAGGGGCTAAACAAGAACTACGGACGCATCCAAGCGGCTGACATCTACTCCTATGTCGGCGGGTACAACTTTATCAACGCAACCATCGCACCGCTCCGAGATACCAAGTTCAACCGCCTCAAATCGGAGTTGAAAGTCGTGGAAGCGGGCTGGATGGGCAAGGCAATCATCGCCTCGGAAACCATCCCCTACACCGACATCGTCGTCCACGGCCACAACGGTCTGCTCATCCCATACGGGAAGAAAGACGCTTGGTACAAGGCCGTTAGGAAGTTCGTGAACGAACCCGACTACGCCAAGGGGCTTGCCATGCAGTTGTCCAAGGATGTGCGGGAACGCTTTGACATCAGCAAGACCGCCGAAAGAAGGGCCGAACTCTACCGAAGCATCGGGCGCAAATTGTGAAATTCGGGCGCATCCTACATTTAAGGATAGCGTGATTTACCTATCTCCCAACACCACCAATACCATCGTCGTCACTTGGACGCAGCGGGCCAGCACGGGCGACCGTTACATCTTGCGGCTCACGAACATCGCCAAGAATGTCACGACCGACTTCACCCTGCTGAAATCGGCCAACCTTTCTTCCTACACCAACCGCTATGACAAATTTTCGCTTGCCGTGGGGTCGCTTGAAACGGGGTCGTATCGTTATGAAGTTTACGATACCAGTAGCACGGTTGGTGCAGCCGTTGCGGTGGTTGAAACGGGCTTGGCTTATGTCCAAGTAGTTTCGCTGACCTTCAACACCTTCGCCAATTCCATCCAGTACACCGTCTTCGGTTCGTCCGACGAGGGTGTCTTTGACCAAACCTTTGACCCCTCTTTCGCATGAGCGTACAAACCCGCAGTCAGTTGGTAGCATCTGCTGCCACCATCACATCCGAAACCGCCGCAGGAGCGAACACCGCCGCCCGTGTCGGTGGACTATTCGACGACCTCGCCGACACCGCCACCTTGGACCGAGAGCGGGGCGTGGCGAACCTGTACCTTGACGAATCCAAGAACTTCACCCCGACCCAAGGGCAAGCCGTCAAGTTAACAACCCCGCTTAAATCGGGCCTGCTGACTACCTACAACTTTACCCGCACAACCACCGCCATCACCTACACAGGGACGACGAGTGCGGCCTTGCGGGTGTCGGCAAGCATGGTGTTTTCGCAAGGGAACGGCAACCAAATAATCATCTACATCGCCAAGAACGGAACCATCATTCCGCAGTCCATGACTGACATCACCACGGGCCACAACAACGGCCATGCGGTCATGCTTGAAGCCGTTCTGCAAGGTGCAGTCAATGACGAGTTCACCATCTACATCAACGCCGTCAACGATGCCGCAAATATCACGATTTCGGCTCTATCCTTCACCGTCCACACACTATGAGCAGCATAAAACAATCGTTCACCCAATGGTTGGGTATTGAACACAAGGTCCCCGTGATGTTGGAGAACAAGGCGGGCAAATACATCACCTACGGGGCGTTCAACGAGTACCCCTACTATCTGCTGGACAACTACCGAAGGAGCAGCAAGCACAACGCCATCGTCAACGGGAAGGTCAACTATATCGTCGGCGGTGGATGGCAACCAGGGGAGAAGATGACCGTGGAGCAGCAGGCCCGCTACGCCAAGTTTTTTGACGGGTTGAGTGAGCATGACGACCTTAACGACATCACCGAAAAACTCGTCCTTGACTTAGAACTATTCAACGGGTTTGCCGTTGCGGTGACTTGGAACAAGATGGGAACCATTGCGAAAATGGAGCACATCCCCTTTGAAAAAATCCGAGTGGACAAGGACGAGCGGATGTTCCAAGTGGCCGATTGGTACGACGACGCTATGGTCCAACTCTACCCCAAAATCGGGGATGTCGAAAAAATTCCCGCCTTTGATGCTGACAACCGAATCGGTAAGCAACTGTTCTATTACAGGGTCTATGCCGCTGGCGTGAAGTCCTACCCCCTCCCCGAATACATGGGGGGGTTGGCATGGATTGAAGCCGATGTGCAGGTGGCGAACTTCCACAACAACAACCTCCGCAACAACTTTTGGGGTGGGTATTTAATCAACTTCAACAACGGAATCCCAACGCCCGAAGAACAGGGCGACATTGAGCGGCAGATTAAACGCAAGTTCAGCGGGACCGATAATGCTGGACGCTTTGTGGTGACTTTTAATGATGATGTCAGCAAAGCCCCGACGCTTGAACCGCTGACACCGAGCGATATGGACAAGCAGTTCGAGATTCTCAACAAGGCCATCCAGTCCGAAATCTTCATTTCGCACCGTGTCGTGAACCCGATGCTATTCGGCGTGAAGACCGAAGGCCAACTGGGAGGGCGGCAGGAACTGGTGGAGGCGTACGAACTATTTAAGGCGACCTATGTGAACGACCGAGTTCGCAAGGTGGAGCGGATGATTAACTATTTGGGGTCGTTCAACGGCGTGGAAGGGATGGAACTTATCCCCGTGGAACCCATCACCGAGCGATTGAGTGAGCAAGCCCTGCTGACCATAATGACCCCCGAAGAACTCCGTGAGAAAGCGGGCCTCCCTGCGTTGGAAAAGCAACCCGCCGATGTGGTTGGACCCAATCCCCAACCCGACGAGCAACCGCAAACCCCCGCCATGATGGGCAACGACAACATCAAGAAGTTGTCGGGCCGTGAGTACCAAAACCTCATGCGTATCGTTCGGCACTATGCGCAGGAGAAAATCACGCTGGAGATGGCCCGCACGATGCTATCCGCTGGTTTCGGGTTGACCCCCGAAGAAGTGAACACCCTGCTCGGAGTGCAAGAGCAGGCGTTTTCCGAGCCTATGTGGGGCGAAGAAGACACCGAGGATTACGGATGGGGGGAAGAAGAGTTCAAGGTCTTGGAGGTCGTTGCAAGCAAGTTTGGAAGCAGTTCCGACGACTATGTGGTCATGCACTCCAAGCCAATGAGGTTTGACACCGACTTAGACGACCAGGTCCGTCAAGCCTTCGCTGAACTGGGGGAGGAAGAAAAGGAACTGGATAAAAAAATTGAAGCCTACCGCAAGAAGAACCGTGACGCATCCGTGGAAGAAATGGCCAAGGAGTTCGGGGTCAGCAAGGCCAAGGTCGCAAAGCGGGTGGCGTACTTGATTACCAAAGACCGTTACCCCATCGCCCGTACCGTGGACCAAATCGCCAAGGAAGGCGCCAAGCCAACGGATGAACCCGTGCTGGAAGTCCGCTACAAATACTCATGGGCCGCAGGTTTCAGCAACAAGGACAAACGGACCAGCCGTGAGTTCTGCAAGGTCATGCTGGACCTCGCTGACCAAGGGAAGGTGTACACACGGGACGACATCAACGGCATTTCCAACATCATGGGCTACTCCGTATGGAACCGCCGTGGCGGATGGTATCACACGGCCAGCGGAGTGAACCGCCCCCAATGCCGCCATGTATGGGAGCAGCAGTTGGTAATCCGCAAAGGCAACAAAATCACGAAAGCATGAAGGCACTCTTTATCAGCGAACAAACCCTGCTGGACAACTCCGTAATCAACGAGAATGTTTCCTTTACGCAGATTCGGCCTACCATCGTGAAGGTGCAGGAGATGCGGATTCAGCCTATCGTTGGGTCGGCTCTTTATAGCGAAATGGTTGGGCAAGTGGTAAGCGGCACAACCACGGCCATGAACACTACGCTCTTGGAGGACTACATCCAACCCGCTATGGTGCAATGGCTCTACTACGAGTTACCGATGGTGCTCGCCTTCAAGTACATGAACAAAGGAATGGTCCGCCGTACCAGCGAGGAAAGTTCCCAAATGTCCATGGACGAAATCACCCGCCTCACCGACAAAGTGAAGAACGATGCGGAGTGGTACTCGGAGCGAATCACCCGATACCTCATGGAGCAGAAAGCCAACTATCCGCTCTTTAACTCCCCGCCATCGGCCTTGGATACCATCTACCCCAACGGGACCAATTACAACACGGGGATGGCTCTTGACGCCCGCACCCTGCGCCGTGGTGCTGGGCTTGACCGCCCGTGGCCTTACGACCCTTACTGCTCCAACTGCTGAACATGGGCGCACACTCTAAAAACATTTTGAAACTACAAGCCTATGTCTTGGATACGAATAAAGCAAGCACTCCTTGCTCTTGCAAATGCTCACCCGCAGGTAAACTCCTTCGGGACGGGCGACCCGCTTGCCATCGGAACGGACAACACGATAAACCTGCGAACCCCAAGCCGTGAGCGAATCGTCTATCCTTTGGTATTTGCGGATGTTCAAAGTGCGAGTACGGACTTGGGCAGTTTGGTTCTTACTGTGGGTGTCTATTTTTCTGACCGAGTGGAATCCATTGCCACAATGGGTGGAGTGGTTTCGGGCAGTCCGACGCTCGGTTGGCAGGATAACGAAGACGAGGTTTTGAGCGACCAACTGCAAATCGCTCAGGACTTCATTTCAAGCCTTACAAACGACCCGACGCAGGAGTGGACGCTAAGTACCTCCGTGTCGCTAACTCGCTTTGTAGAGAGCCGTGATGACCGCACGGCGGGGTGGGTGGCAACCTTGTCATTCCAACTGCCGTATAGCCATAGCATTTGTGAAATTCCGACCTAAGATACATTTACCCTAAATACGCAAGCAATGCCTACACCTATTTTACAACAAATGCTCGGACAGGGCGGCACGATGGAATTCGTGGACGGACTTGTTTCGGGCAAGAACTACGACTTCATCGTGGTGAATGCCGCCGCAACCTTCACGACCCTCACGGGTACAGGAGGTGAAGACCTGCTCACCGCCTACGCAATGTCAGCCAAGTCCGTGTCCGCTGGAATAGTTATCAGCGGAAGGAACGGCGGAAAGATTACGGCGGTAACTCCAAGCGTGGGTAGCGTCATCGGATATACATTCCTGTAAGCGATGTTCATCGGCTACGGATACGGCTATCCCCGCTCGCTTATTCTTGGCGGTTCGGGCAACCCTTATTGGGCGGCCTTCAATGTCCGTGCGTCTGCTGACGGCGCAACCGCTGCCGAAACCGCAAGCAACGACTGCCTGCAAGCCCGATTCATTGCCACCTTCCAAAATTACAATTTCTTCGTGTGGACCGATACGGTGTGGAATGTATTCAACAACCGTGCAACCGCCGATTCCGCCACCGCCAAAGAAACTCTTTTTGAAAACTGCCTCCAAGTGCGAACCTATAATTTAGACTAATGCCCGCAGCACCATCTTTACTCATTGTCCCCTATCGTTCCAAGACGGGGAAACTATACTCCCAAATTCCCACCAGCGGGGCGGGCGACTTCACCGTTACCCGCAACACAACTGCGACGAGGTTCAACTCTGCGGGGTTGATTGAATCCGTAGCGTCGGGCATACCGAGGTTGGACTACTACACCAGCGGTGGAACGGCGGGGTGTCCTGCGCTTTTGGTGGAGCCTGCGGCGACGAACTTGGCGTTGCAGAGTGCGAACTTCTTGACAACTTGGTCCCCCACAAATATTGCAGTAACAACGGGTTCAACGGCTGCGTTTACGGCTCCCGATGGAACCACAAGTGCAGACCTTTTGACCGCATCCGCAAGCGGTAGCGCAAGAATCATTCAGTCGTTTACATTCGTTTCAGGCACAACTTACACCTATTCCGCATTTGCAAAAGCGGGGAGCGGGTTTTTTGGCTTAACTATGGAGAATGGCGGTGTTGCAAGCGGAGCCGCAGTTGTTTGGAATCTTAACACGGGCGCTCTTGCGGTTAGCGGAGTTGTTGGAGCGGGCTACACATTGCAGTCACAAGGCATTGAGAACTACGGGAATGGATGGTATCGTTGTAGAATGACCGTTCTTCTTGGCCTTGGGGCCGCTGGGAATATTCGTGCTAATACGAGCGATGGAACCATGACAAGTGCTATCATAAATAGCGCAAGCGGAAATACTGCGTATGTATGGGGCGCACAACTTGAAACAGGCTCGGTTGCGACTTCTTATATCCCCACCACCACAGGCACGGGAAGCCGAAGCGCAGATGTTATCTCGGTGAGCGGAGCGGTCAGCGGGTCCATCGGGCAGACGGCTGGAACTATTTACTGCGAGTTTGCTTTTCTTGGCACACCAACAACAAGGAGCGGGCCAATTTTCTTGAGGCAAGCAGATTCAAGGGGCATGAGTATAAATTTTGCACCAACTGATTCGCCTTCGGGGATACGATTTTCTTCACGAAATAATGCAGGTACAACTTCATTAAACATTGTTTCGGGTGCATTGCAAGTTGGAACATTTTACAAAGTTGCTATCGCATACGATGCAGCAGGCACGGCGGCAGGCGGGACGCAAGCAAGTGGTGTTGTTGCTTATGTAAATGGCAGTCAAGTCGCTATTGGTACATTTCAAGTACCCGATGCGGCAGGTTTAACGCAATTTAGAATGTATGGGGCTAATAGTGGTTCGGACACGGAGGCATTTAATGGACGCATCCGCTCGGAGGCCCTCTACACCACCCGCCTCACCGACGCAGAACTCGCAACGCTGACCACCCCCTAAGATGCCCACCTTCCGCAAGTTCGCATTCCCCAACCAAGCAACCGCTGACAAGTTGCTCGCATCCCTGCAACCGCTGGACTTTGCCGTGCCAGTCGGTGAGATAGATAACACCGTCTGCATGGATGTGTTATTCCAAGACGATTGTCCTGCATCGCTCAACCCCTACATCGTTTGGCCCGCCCCTTGCGGAGTGCATTCGTTCCTCGGATGGGACGCTCAATACGAGGCTGACTACAAAGAATTTGCAACACCGCAAACCAAATAACATTTACAACCATGGGACTATTTCGCCGCAACCCTAACAAACCCAACCTTATGCAATCAGCCATCATCGCACTACTTCGCCACTTGCTAACATTTATCGGTGGTACACTCGTCGCCAAAGGTGTCATTGATACCGCAACGCTCACCGAAATCATCGGTGCGATAATTACCTTGTTGTCAGTTGGTTGGATGGCAGTTGAGAAAGTAAAGGGTAAACCCGAAGCACCCAAGGCGTGAACTTGATTGAAACCACTATCATCGGCACCATCAGCGCAATCGTTGGCGGTGCTATTGCTTGGCTAACGAGAGGACGCTTCACGGCGGATTCGTTGCAGGTGAAGCAAGCCCAAGCGGTGCTGGCTATGTGGCAGGCAACCGCTGAAGCACAAAACAAAGAGTTGACTGAATTACGCAATGAACTTGTAGTTTTGCGTCAACGGATTGAGTGTTTGGAAAGTACAATCCATTTGCTTGAATCCGAGAACGCAACACTAAAAGCCATGCAATGATTCTACCACTCACCAAGCATTCCCGTAACATCCACGACATTACCTGCCAAAGCGGGCAGGAGTTTTTACTTATTTCCGACCTGCATTGGGACAACCCACACTGCGATAGGGGGCTGCTGACCAACCACCTAAAGGAAGCCCAACGGCGCAACGCAGGAGTCATCGTTAATGGTGACTTTTTTTGTTTGATGCAAGGCAAGGGCGACCCACGCAGGAGCAAGGAAGACATCCGTGAAGAACACAACAACGCCCGCTACTTGGATTCTATTGTGAACACCGCCGTGGAATGGTTTGCACCCTACGCCAAGAACCTGCTGCTGGTTGGATATGGCAACCACGAAACCTCCATCATCCACCACCAAGAAACCGACATCCTGCAACGCTTCGCAAGCACCTTGAACTACGCTACGGGGTCAGCAGTTGAGGTCGGTGGCTACGGCGGCACGATTGACATCCGAGTACAACACGACAACCTTCGGGGGGTCAACTTCGTGGTCCACTACTACCACGGCGCAGGGGGTGGCGGACCCGTCACCAAGGGGGTCATCCAAGACCAACGCCTACTCGCATCCACCGAAGGCTACGACCTCACATGGATGGGCCATGTCCATGAGTTATACTACCACCAAAATATCATCCATCGCTATGACCGCTCCACGAAGACCCTCCTTCAAAAACCTATTCACCAACTGCGTACGGCGACTTACAAGGAAGAATGGGACGGCGGTTACATGGGCTTTCATACTGAGCGAGGACGAGGCCCGAAGCCTTTGGGTGGATATTGGATGAAGTTGGAAACGAGCCGCAATTCCAGCAAGGACAACAAGGGTCCCGAACTGCAACTGCACGCCACCTTCACCCCTGCGGATAGGTTGTATTAATCCCAAAAACTACGCATGACGAAGCGGTCATGTATAGAAAATGGCGTTTTTGATGTACGATTCCTTCGTACAACTGTCCCGTTTTTTTCAAAATAAACTGGACATTCGGGCATGACTTACGCTGCATTATCCCTGCAAACCCCCGTTAATGACGGGTTTCTCGTTCATCCCTCCTGCGTATCGGAGGCGGTCACATACAAGTAACCGTACTCCTTCTCCGCATTAAACTGCGGGCATTCCTTCGAAACACCTGGGAAGTCCCGATGGCCACAAATGCGGGCCTTGGGGTACTTCTGCAACCAAGAAAGCAGCACTCCTGCGATGGCTTGCCTCTGCTGGATGGAGCGGTCGTCGCTATCCTTCCCCCCGATATAGGACACATGAAGGCTCGTGGAGTTGTGACCTGCAACCCCGTTGGTCACCTTGTCGTCGGTGGCCAAGGTCATGATGTTCCCGTTGGGTTCAATGATTTTGTGGTAGCCCACCGCCTTCCAACCCAAGCCCTCCTTCCAATGTTTGCGGATGCTGGCGATGGTGGTGTTCTTCGGGGTAGCCGTGCAATGCACAACGAGGTGGGTTATGTTTCTCATTCTTCGGGGTTAAGGAGGGGGTAGTAGCAGACGGTGTGGTCCTGCTCGTTGGGCAACTGGGAGGCGGATACTTCGTGAATGCCGGACCACTGGGCTTTTGCTGGGTCGTAGCCCAGCAGTTCGCAAGCCCTGCGATACTCGCACAGGAGGGCGTGGTTCTGCTCCAGGTCTTGGGGTGATATGGCTATCATCAGCCGCTCCAAGGCGTTGGTGAGGGCTTTAGCCGGTCGGGTAGAGTGGTAGGTCATACCGCAAATTTATACGCTTTCGGGTGCATTTATGGCGAAAATTAGGAATTTATACCGCTTCGGGTGTAGGGGCCAAAAAAAAGATTTATAAAAAAATGACTACAATGGTCGCAAAAGAGAAAACCGCTGTATCTTTGACCTACAAACCAACCACAAAACCATGAAAACTATCAAAACCCCCACCCACAACTTCATCACCTTGTTTGACAATTCTTTGTCTATCAACTTGACCAACGGCAAAATCACCGCCACCGGCTTCGGCGCACAATGGCTTCGCCTTGAGGAGTGCAGCATCAGCGACCTTGATGCTTCCGGCTTGGCCGACATCAGCATCCAAATCGTCCGTCAGCACAATGCTTGTGTTGCAGCGAAATTCAACCAATTCTCCGGAAACTAAACCACCAACCATGACCCACGAAACCAAAACCAAACTCAAAGCCGCCCTTGCGACGGGCTACATCGTGCTGACCACCTGCCTCGGCATCGCATTTTTCGGCAGATTCTTTTTTGCAATCATCACCAACTAAACCCCCCAAACCATGAAACCACTATCCCCCGAACAACTCGCCAAGATTGCCGAGCCACTTCCACCCGAAGCCATTGCTGCTCATCCCCGCATGGCGGGCCTCTCAACCATCAAGGGCATCTTCGTGACCGAACGCCTCAACCAAGTTTTTGGTGTCGGTGGATGGGTCGTCAAGACCGACCTGTCTTCCCCTATTGCAACCGTCCACACCACGACGAACGCTGGCCGTGAGCGGATTGAGTACACCGCCGTGGCCAAGACCATCTTCACGGCTCCCGCCCACGACATCTACTACGAGTGTATTGCATCCAGCACCAACTCCGACCCAGGCGATGCCGCCAAGGGTGCGACCACGGATGCGATTACCAAGATTGCTTCGTGGATTGGAATCGGCATTGATGTCTATAAAGGCAAGCACGGAGCGGCCCCCAAGCCCGCCAACACCAACCTGCTGGACCTCAACGACAAACTCGGCCTCGTTCCCGCCTACGACGACCTCACCGCCGCAACGCTCAAAGCCGACTTCCTCAAATTGTTGCAGAAACTGCCCGCCGACCAGCAGGAGCGGTTCATGAAGGACATCGACCAAATGACCCCCGCCCGCTATGAGAAAGGCATTCAATTCATCCAAAACCAACTGTCTAAAAAATAAGCCATGACCTTATTAGAAACCTGCAACGCCGATGTCTATAAAGCCATTCTTGACATCAAAGCAAGCCAACCCGTAATGGGGGAGAAACTCATCGCTATCCTGCAAAAGCACGAATGGCCATTTGATTTAACTGGCTCCGATATGCTGTGGTTCGCTGCCCATCTTCCTCGCCAAATTTGGGACAACAAAGTCCACACCTTCCAATTCCTTTTTAAATCCCAACAAACAACCACAATGCCATGAACCACTTAGTCACCATCCCCAAGTCGGACATCAGCAAGGCTGACATCGCCGACATCGCCGCTGGCCTTATCCTCCGCATTGAGGAAGGCGAGGTCAACCCCATCGCCGCCCATGTACGCTTGAAGGCGGTCGTCAAAGCCCTGGAGCAAGTCCTCAAAGCGACCGAGGACATCGTACGGGACGAAGCCGAAAAGCACGGCAAAACCTTCTCCGCCTTCGGTGCAGAAATCCAAGTCAAGGAGGGGGCGTTGACTCCCGACTACTCGCATGACCAAGTTTGGAGCGACCTGCAGGCATCGATGAAAGCCCGTGAAGAACTGCTCAAGATGGCATTCCGCAACGCTGGCAAGGCAACGGTGTACGACGAAGCGACGGGCGAAGCGATCCCCGTATGTCCCGCCAAAGGGACAAAACCAAGCATCGCAGTAACTTTTAAGACCACTTAACCATGCCCAAACCTAAAGGAAAAGAAATCCAACGAAGAGTCGCCACCATCTACGCCGTGTCGTACCTCGCCTCACGCCCATACAGGGCATCAGAACTCGCCGAAGTGCTTGGGGTGACCATCCGTACCACCTATCGAATCCTAAGCGATTTACGGGTCTCGAATTGGCTCGTACAAGAAAATTGCAAATACTCAATTCAACCCAATCAAAACCCAACCCAAAACCTTTAAACCATGAAAACAAAAACAAGAGTACGAGCCGCAAACCAACAGGAAAACATTCTCCATATCATGTCAAGATTGTGCTGGCCCGATTGCCACAAAGGCGTCACTTACAGTTGGATAAAGCGCAATATTTCGCAAAAGTTTAACACTACCACCCACATCAATGAATATCTTGTTGCTATTGGTTTTCTTGAAAAAAAGGGGTATTTATATTTTCATACTGGATTAACCCCAAGTTTAAAGTTAGCAAACGAACTGGTGATGCAGCGACGGAATAAACACAAAAAATCCCCCGCAAAGACCGCCAAAGTACCAAAGGCTACTCGTCTTGAATTATTTGAATCTTTATCCAGCGTATTCCAAACAACCAAGGAAGAGCAAGAGTTTATCATCGCATTACGAAACCTTTTAAATCCCAACCAAAACCAAACCCCAACCCAAAACCCATGAGCGATTACACCCCCCAACCCAACACCTTCTCCCTGTTCGCCAACGATAAGGGCGACAATCCGAAACGCCCCGACTACAAGGGCGACATCATTCTCCCCGACGGGACCAAGATGCGGCTCTCCGCATGGATTCGAGAATCAAGAAACGGCGAGAGAAAATTCTTGTCAGGCAAAGTGGAACCCATGCAGCAGCAGACCAGCGGCGGGAATTTTGCCCCCCAAGATGGTGATATGCCTTTTTAGTGTAACTTTGTGAACTAATTACATTTACCAATAACCACCTCATGTTTCCGGCCATGCGGTGTTTAGATAAAGGGTTCAATCCATCGTAACCCCTCGCCCCAGCTGCCGGAACAGTTGGGGCGTTTTTTTCTTAATGCTATGGCAGAAATATCAATCTTCAAAGCCTCCACGGGAAGCGGTGTACGAAACAACGTCCCGGAGAGCCACATGCAGTTCGTCCAGTACATGCAAGACATCAAGGACGGCATCTTCTACACCGAGGTCATGGCCTACCGTAAGGCCAAAACCGAGGAAACCAAACGAAGGCTCACCGCCGTAACGCCCAGCGGCAAGTTCAAGAAGCAGGGCAAAGAAGGGCTTGAAACGCATTCGGGCATCCTGTGCATTGACATCGATGCGAAAGACAACGAAGGCGTTGACGTGCTGGCAATCCGTGAAGATGAGTTTCTCTACGCTCTGCACAAATCCACGGGAGGCGAAGGCTATGCGGCCTACTACCGTATCGAGCCGGACCGCCACCTGGAGGCGTTCTTCGCCCTGGAGAAACGACTTGCGGACAAGTTCCATATCATCGTGGACCCCGCATGCAAGGACGTAAGCCGCCTGCGGTTTGTGAGTTTTGACCCCGACGCATTCATCACCGCCAAAAATGTGCAGGTGTTCAAGACTTACTTACCCAAGGTCAAGGCCGCACCCGTCCCTAAGTTCTATCCACACGGCGAACACGATGTCGAACACATCCTCCAACAACTGGAGGCCAAGCGGATTGACCTTACGGATTCGTATGCCGATTGGGTCAAGATTGGATTCGCCATTGCTGCAAAGTACCATGAGCCGGGGGCGGACCTGTTCCATCGGGTTTCGGCACTATCCCCAAAGTACAACCCCGAAGCATGCGACCGCAAGTACAAGCAACTCTGCCAGTCCAAGCAGAACCAGGTGTCCTTCGCATCGTTTATGTGGCTTGCCAAGAACGCAGGGGTTGAAATCCAAACCAAGCAGACCAAGCACATCGTGTCCACGGCCAAGTCCCACCGCATGCGGGTGGGAACCAACGGAGGACCGAAGGACATCAACGCAGCCAGCGAAACTGCAATCCGGATTCTTCGAGAGATTGACCAAATAAATGTGGAGCAGTTGGAAGAAATCGTCGCCAACACCATGGCTCTTGATACTACGGAACTGAAATCCGCTGACACCGAGGACACTCCGCTAAAGCAAATCAAGGCTTACTTGAGGTCATTTGACCTAAAGCGCAACGAGGTGACCCGTTGCATTGAACTGAAAGGCGAACCCATCACCGACGTTGACATCAATGATTTGTTCACGGACTGCCTGGAGCAATTCGGCAAGAAGGAGGTCAACATGCAGTTAATCAACTCAATCATTGATTCAAGCCATACCCCAACGTACAACCCGTTCATGCAGTTCTTTGCCAAGAACGGACACCGGACCCCAACTGGCTGCATAAAAGCCCTGACCGACACCATCGTTGCCACAAATGTGGAACACGCATTTATGCAACTCTGCATCTACAAGTGGCTCTGCTCGGTGGTTGCAAGCATGCACGGGGAGTATTCGTTGTCCATCTTGGTCTTGTGCGGGGACCAAGGCATCGGCAAGACCAACTTCTTCCGCAACCTGCTCCCATCGGAACTGCGGTCCTACTACGGGGAATCCAAACTGGATGCCGGTAAGGACGACGAGATTCTCATGTGCAAGAAGATTATCCTGTGCGACGACGAGTTCGGCGGCAAATCCAAGCAGGAGGCCAAGAAACTGAAGGAACTGTCCTCCAAGCAGACCTTTAGCATCCGCAAGCCTTACGGACGGGTACACGAAGAACTTACCCGGTATGCGGTTCTTTGCGGCACATCCAACGACGAGGAAGTCATAAACGACCTCACGGGTAACCGCAGGATTCTGCCTATCGTTGTGGGCCACATTGATTGGGATGCCTATGCTGCCATCGATAAGACGGACTTGTTCATTGAAGCCTATCACGCCTACAAGACCAACGGAGCGGATGCCTGGCAACTGTCCAAGGCCGAAATCACCATGCTGAACGAAAAGACCATAAACAACGTCCAGCCAGCGGTTGAGAAGGAATTGCTCTTTAATTACTTTGAGATGCCAAACGAAAAGAACAAAGGCATCGGGGCGGAGTGGCTGACCAACTCCGAAATCAAAAATATCCTTGAATCCTACACCGAGCAAAAAATTAACCCGAACAAACTTGGGGCGGTTTTAAAGTCCATTGGCTGCAAAAAGGTGAGCCGGTCCGAGCGAAACAACCGTGGATGCTACTACATAGTCACTAAATCAAATAGTAGTAACTATTCGCAAGGCGGTGATAATAAGCGACATCCGTACTGATATAGTCACATAGTCACTAAAAATGCAATTTTCATTTAAGAGATATATAAGCGTGTGCGTGTGTGCGTGTATGTATATATATATATTCTCTATAGAAAAGTAGTGAATGTAGTGACTATGTGACTATAAGTGGCCCCCACGCTATCAAAAACGAAGATTTTTATAGTCACTACTCAAATTTTGCAGTAACTATCAGTAACTATGCTAAGACCCTACCAACAAGCCGCTATTGACCAAATGCGGACAAGTCTTGCCCAGGGCAAGAAACGCTTGATACTCTGCTCCCCGACCGGAAGCGGGAAGACCGTCATGTTTACCTACATGGTCGCAAGAGCCTTGGAGAAAGGCAAGCAGGCCATCATCTTCACGGACCGAGTGGAACTGCTGAAACAATCCAACGGAGCCTTGGACCTGTTCGGAATCAAGCCAACCCTCATCGAAGCCAGCAAGACCCGACTGGATGTTTCGGGTAATTGTTTTATAGCCATGGCCCAAACCTTCAGCCGTAGGAAGGACGCAACCGAATACACGGATTTGCTGAACCGAATGGACCTGGTCATCATCGACGAGGCCCACAAGCAGACCTTCAACCCATTGCTGCCATACATCAACCCCAAGGCCGTGGTCATCGGAGCCACCGCAACACCTCTGCGTCGTGGGAACCAAGAATGCCTGTCCAAGTTCTACGAGGTTCTGCATGTGCCAGTTCAGGTGCAGGAATTAATTGACCAAGGGTTCCTTGCCAACCCCGTGACCTATGGCGCAAACCAAGACCTTTCCGGAATCCGCATGAAGGGGAATGACTACGACACGGAGCAAATGGCAACGGTCTATTCCAAGCGAAGGGTATTTGACGGGGTGGTCCAAAACTACGGGAGGCATTGCAGGGGCAAGAAGGCCATCGTGTTTGCCAGCAATATTGCATCCAGTCAAGAGGTCTGCGCCGCTTTGCAGATTGCAGGCCACAACGCCCGCCATGTAGACGGGACCATGGGCAAGTAGGAGCGGGCCGATGTGTTGGCGTGGTTCAAGCATGCGCCCGATGCCATCCTTTGCAACTGCGACCTTATGACCACGGGCTTTGACGAGCCAACCATCGAGGTAGTTATCCTATACCGGGCAACCGCAAGCCTTCCCCTATTCATGCAGATGGTGGGCCGTGGTTCCAGGGTAACCCCAACCAAGAAGGAGTTCACCATCCTTGACTTCGGGAACAACGTGCAGACCCATGGCTTTTGGGAGAACCGGCAGCAATGGTCCCTCAAAAAGAAACGCAAGAAGAAATCCGATGGCGTTGGCGGGGCGAAGAACTGCAAGGGATGCGAGGCGATTATCCCCGTTGGGGCGATGAAGTGCAAGCATTGCGGCTACGAGTACCAGCGCAAGCCCCAAGAGCAGGGCGAAATGGTGGACCTGCACCTGATGACCAAAGCCCAGGGCATGCAGTTGGCCACGACCAGCAGCATGTACCAAAAGGCACAACTGGCGAAGGCCAAAGTAATTTCGCCCTTTTGGGTCTTGCACAACCAATGCAAGAGCAAAGCCGAAGCCTTGGAGTTCATTCGTTTCATGGGATGGAAGCCAGGCTGGGCCTTTCACAACAAAGACCGTTTTCCAATCCTCAAATAATTCCATGCAAGAGTTCAAGATTCAAGCCGAGTGCTTCCAATGGCACTGGAATAACTTCCCCGACCAGCGTGGCCGATTGTTTACCGTCAACAACAACGCCCCGTCTGCCTATGCTGGGAGCGTCATGAAGGCCATGGGCGTGGTTGCGGGGGTGAGCGACATGATATACCTATCCGCCGCTGGTGCCGTGTTCTTGGAGTTCAAAGACCCCAAGGGCAAGCAGTCCCTATCCCAAAAGTGGTGGCAGGGGGTGGTTCAGGAGGCGGGGTACAGGTACGAGATAATCCGAAGCGTGGAGGATTTCCAAAGGGTGTTGGCTGAATGTGGGTAGGTTGTGTATATGTTTGCTGAACCTAAACCAAACTCAATGAAACCAACCCCCACCGATTTTCGCCGATGGCAGATTCACATCCGCAAGGAGTGCGTGTCTTGCAGCAAGCCCGACCGCTCCGAAACCATCAAGCCTTGGTCCGTGAACTGGACCCTGCTCGGTAGAATCCTTCAAGCCAAAAACGCCTGACCATAAACCACAACCCCCTAAAAGATGGAAAAAGCAAAAAAGGATTTTGAAGAATATATGCCCACCTAAACCCCCGAACGAATGAAACTATACACAGAAGAACAAGTAAGGCAAGCAATGGATTTTGCAAGAGGTCATCATAGAATGAGTGATACTCAATTTATAGGAACGTTAACCACCATTGAACTGCCAAGTGATGATGATGTGGAAAAAAAAATAGAAGATAGTGTATGTAGCTTGGAATTTGACACGGGGTTTGAATCAGGCGTAAAATGGATGCGTTATAAGATACAAGAAAAAACAACCACCAACCAATGAAAACCGCAGACCAAATCCTTAAAGAACACGAGGATGCGAACGAAATGCACTTCCACCAAGTTGACCGAGAATGGTTAATTAAGGCAATGGATGAGTATGCCGCATCACGCAAGTCCTGGATAAGACCCCAAGACCAAATGCCCAAGGATGGCGAACCCGTGCTGATTACCGATGTGTTAGGACGGCAAATCGTCGCTTGGTATTCTGTAAGCAACAATATGTGGCACTCCGAGAACTACACTTGGTTTACCAGCGAAGTCACCTACTGGATGCCCATCCCCGAAATCGTTTAAGCCATGACCCCAGCCCTCATCCACCACCTCGTTGACACCACGGCAGCGATATTCGGCATCACCCCCGAACAGGTGCGGTCCCCGTCACGGGAACGGCCCTGCGTAATCGCTCGGAACATCGTGGCCGACATCGCATACAATGAGTACCTATTCACCTTCATGGCTATCGGGAAGGAACTCAACCGCCACTATAGCACAATTATTATAAACTTGGAATCCTTCCACAACGACTGCAAGGCGAAGCCCCAACTCCGTTACCTTCGCAGGCAAGTTTTCAACAACGCCCAAGAGTATTTGCAGACCGCCGAGGGGGCTTATATTACTGATACTCTGCAACTTCCGAGCAAAGAATAGGGCCAAACCGCCTGCCTGCCATTGGGGGGTGCTTAACTGCATCCCCCTTTTTTTTGCAATCTTTGTGCATGGCATCCGCAGACACCATCATCCTCGACCTCTATCGCACGGGCGAAATCCGAAAAGCCTGCCTAACGATTACAGGAGGCGACCCGCTTTGGAGGGACTTGGAGCAGGAGTGCGTCCTTATCCTGCTGGAAAAAGACCCCGCCAAGATTATGCAAATCCACTCGCAGGGGTATTTTAAGTTCTATGTGGTTCGGTTGCTGCTCAACTTGTACCGAGGCAAGAACAACCAATTTGCCCAAAAGTACCGCCACCACGACTTGCTCGAAGAACTGGACCCCGATTCCCCCATCCCCCAAGCGGAATATGATTCCCTCATGGACGACCTGTGGGCCATCGCCGAAGCGGAAATGGACACTTGGGCTAAGGACGGGGCTTTCCCCTATGACAAGGAACTGCTCCGCCTCCACCTCCGGACGGGGAACATGAAGAAATTATCCCGTGACACGGGTATTCCGTACCGCAGCATCATTTACTCAATCGACCAAGCCAAGGCCAAAATCAAGGCCGCAATACAAAACCATGGACACGCTGATATTTCCCCTGCTGATTAGTTCGCTGACCGCCCTTGCCATTGCGGAATACCATGTCCTGCCGCAGGCTTGGTATAGCACCTGGTTCGCAAGGCACAAGCCGTTCAGTTGCGTGACCTGCCTCACTTTTTGGGTGGCGGTGGCCCTGACCCTCCCCACCTGCGGTTGGGTCCTTGCCCCTGTTTACGGCCTCGCATCGGCGGGGTTAACCGTTGTCATCCTGCAACTGACCAACCGATGACCCAAGACGAGTTCATTCTTGCAACCAAGCACCGCCACTATTGGGAGCAGTACCAAGCGGCCTTGTTCATGCGGTTGTCCCCCGAAGCGGTCCATGATTTGCAGACCATCCTCGTCGCCCACGGACGACCCAATACAAATTGGTGGTGCGCTGACTGCGTAAAATCCGCTCTCCAATACATTTACCAAGAGGCGGACTTATTCGCCCAAGCCAACCAGCAGACCGTTACCCATGCCCTCAACAACCCCAACCCGTGACCAGTTCCAAACCTATGCCGACTATGGCGAAGGGGTACGCAACAACGCCAAGCGGGGGATTGAACTCAACGAACGCAACGGCAACAAGTGCGCCACGCAGACGGGTAAGGTCAGGGCGCAGCAACTCGCCAACGGTGAGGGGGTATCGCTTTCCACGATTAAACGGATGCACTCCTATCTATCCCGTGCAGAAACCTATTACGACAACGCTGATTCCACCAGCGACTGCGGCTACATCAGTTACCTCCTTTGGGGTGGCAAAGCGGCCCTTGGCTGGAGCAGGAATAAACTCCGAGAACTTGGCGAACTCAACGAAGGCTGACCCCGAAGCGCAAGTCCAAGCCCGCATGGATTCGCTGATGATGGTCATCACGACCCTCTGCGACTGCATCGGAGCGGTGGAGGATTCCAACTCGCCGAACGCCTTTGCTGTGAAGATGAAAATCGTGGACAAGATTGACGAACTGATTGACAAAATAGAATACTGATGGGAGCAGGAAGGCCACGGGTATTTGCGACCCCCCAAGAACTTTGGGAAGATTTCAGCGAGTATTGCGTCAATACAAAGAAGCAACCCATCCTTGTAAAAGATTGGATTGGCCCCAAAGCCGTGGAGGTCTTTCGGGAAAAAGAAGCCCCATTGACCATGGAGGGGTTTAAATTGCACCTTTGGGACAAGGGTATTGCTGATGGGGGGAGGGACTATTTTAACAACAAAGGGGGAGCATACGAAGAATTTACCGCAATCTGCCAGCGCATAAAGGAAGCCATCCGAGCCGACCAAATCAAGGGAGGCATGGCGGGCATCTACAACCCCTCCATCACCCAGCGGTTGAACGGGTTGGTGGAAAAACAGGAGACCAGCGTAACCATTGAGCAACCCCTCTTCGGGGATGGACTTTAAGTACACCACCGCTATCAAGAAAATTCGGGCGATGACCGCTCGGAAGAAGGTGATACAAGGCGGGACAAGTGCGTCGAAAACCTTCGGCATCCTTGCGGTGCTGATTGACCACGCCGCTCGGTTCCCCAAGTCGGAGATTTCCGTGGTGTCCGAATCCGTCCCTCACCTACGGAGGGGAGCCATCAAGGACTTTGCCAAGATTATGCAATGGACCCACAGGTGGGTTCCCGATCGCTGGAACAAGACCCTCCTGCAGTACAACTTCGCCAACGGGTCCACGATTGAGTTCTTTTCGGCTGATTCGGAAGCACGGCTCCGAGGGGCAAGGAGGCAGGTTCTCTACATCAACGAGGCGAACAACATTGATTTTGATTCGTACTACCAGTTGGCCATCCGGACAAGTCAGGAGATTTACATTGACTTCAACCCAACCCACGAATTTTGGGCGCATACCGAGGTCTTGCCCGAAAAGGATGCAGAGTTCCTCATCCTGACCTACCAAGACAACGAAGCCCTGCCCGACACCATCCGCAACGACATCGAACTAAACCGAGCCAAAGCGGAGCATTCGGCTTATTGGGCGAACTGGTGGAAGGTGTACGGGTTGGGTCAAGTCGGGACGCTCCAAGGGGCGATATACGGGGATTACACGGTGGTTGAGGGTATAGACCCATCCACGATGAAGTTCGTAGCCTACGGGCTTGACTGGGGGTTCAGCACGGACCCAACCGCCTTGGTCGCCGTGTACCGCAGGGGTGATGACCTCTTCATCCACGAACTGCTCTACCACCGTGGACTGACCAACTCCGACATCGCCACAAGACTGAAAGAGTTCGGCATTACAAGGGCTTGGGAGATTGTGGCCGATTCAGCAGAACCGAAGAGCATTGAGGAAATCTATCGGCTGGGGTTCAACATCAAGCCAGCGAGCAAGGGACCCGATAGCGTAAGGCAGGGGATAGATGTGGTCAAGCGATTCAACCTCCATGTGACCAAGGATTCGGTCAACCTCATCAAAGAACTCCGCTCGTACACTTGGGCCACCGACAAGGACGGCAAGGACACGGGGGTGCCGATTGATTCCTACAACCACGCCTGCGATGCCCTGCGCTATGTGGCCCTCAACAAATTGGCCGTCAGTAACTCGGGGAAGTACTTGGTGGTGTAACTTTACCCCCATGAACCTCGAATCCCTCCTTGACCTCGCCTTGGCCGTCGGTCGGGTCGTACTGGCCTTGGTGTTTATCGGCTGCATCTTAACCCTCCTCATGCAATGAAACTATACACAGAAGAACAAATAAAGTATTTTTTTGAATGTGGTAGAAATTACCAAAATAACGCAGAAATTACTTTTCGAGTAGCGCGAGATGAAATGCCTACTAAACCCATTGAACTGCCAACGGACGAGGAAATTCACGAAGCAGGAAAAGGTCAATGTACATTCCTTCCGTCCTTCGTTTATGGCGCACAATGGATGCGTGACAAAATACAAGGAAACCAAACCATAGAGCCATGAAACTCATCCACTACTACCACATCTATTGCGGCGGAGGCGGGCAATGGCAGTTGATCATGCACCAACACATGATGGCCCTCTGCAATTACGGGCTGATAGAACAACTGGACGAAATCCGTGTCGGCATCGTCGGCCCACCAGAGCAGCGGAAGTTGGTCAAGGAGATACTGGACAACTCGCTCGTGGCGGCAAAGATTAAGGTGGTAGTCACCCGAACCAACGCTTGGGAGCAAGCAACCCTCACCGAGATGTACAAGGCGAGCCAAACCGAGGATGCGGCCTACCTGTACGCTCACACCAAGGGCGGCAGCGACCCATCGCTGGTCAAGCAGATGTGGTGCAGGTCCATGATATTCTTCAATATAGTAGCATGGGAACGCACCCTTGTGGAACTGGAGAAAGTGGATGCGGTTGGATGCCATTGGCTTTGTACCGAGCAATTCCCCGAAATCAGGGACCACAACAACCCCGACGGATATCCCTACTTCGCAGGCAACTTTTGGTGGGCCAAGTCGTCCCACATTCGTGAACTCGGAGAACCAGTTCGGGAACACCGCTGGCAGGCAGAGCATTGGATAGGGAAGCGGGAAGGAATGACCGTGTACGACCCCAACCCAGGTTGGCCATCGCCTGATAAATTCGTCACAACTTTTTAGCAATGAAACTACTCGCCAACATCGCATACCACCACCATCCGAACAGGGTGGAGAATTTGATTAAGGTCATTGAAGCCATCAAGTCCTACCCCGTGCAGGCTGAAATCTTTGTGGACACCAACGACCCCCAAGCGGCCCAAGAACTCGCACACCTTCCCGTTACCTTCCACGCTCACACGGCGATGGGACACCCTTGGGAACTGACGAGCAAGCACCGCTACAGGATTGCAGAGGTGTACCAGCACTTTGACTGGGTGGCTTACTTTGAGGATGACATGATGCTCCCCAAGGAAGGGTTCGTCAATTTCACCAAGCAGTTCGATGCGATGTTTGAGGACAACTTGTACCCGTCCTTCACTCGGATTGAAACCTACCCGAATAGGGAAGGCGAATTTAGCCCCGACATCTCATTCAATTTGACACCGAATATGTGGAGGGAGTGGAACGGGAAGACCTACGCAAGCCTGCCGTTTTGCAATAATTACCACGCCTTTTGGATGTTCAGCACCAAGCGGCTCGCCGAGGTGTTGAGCCGCAACCCGCAAGCGTTGCAGATGATAGCCAATACGGACCTCTATCGTGAATCAATGGCCTCCCTGCCGATTTGGTCTTTGGGATTTGCCCCCATGCTGGAGATGACCGAACAGGGCGAACTTGCGGATCAATGCAAGGTTTACCACTTGACCAATAACTACGCAAATGTGAGCATGGACATCAAACAAATTTTTAGACGATGAAACTTGAAGAAAAGATTGCCGCCTTGCGGTTGGTTCCAAGAATGTTTTTTTTGCCTCTTGACTACTTGAACGGCAACAACCGCATTGATGGCCTCGTTGATTTGTGCGAGAAGTACATCAAGCCGACTGACCACGGCGTTGAGGTTGGTAGTTTTTCGGGGGTTAGTAGCAGGGTTCTTTCCCTGCATTGTGGGCGGTTGGATTGCGTTGACCATTGGTTTGGAGGGGGTGTAGTCAGCCAAGGCGAGATGATATTTGACGCTATGCTCCCCGATTACCCGAACATCGCCAAGGTCAAGTTGCCCAGCGTCCAAGCGGCCCAGCAATATGCGGACCATTCGCTTGACTTCGTGTATGTGGACGCTGACCACGCCTACGCTTCGGTGGTGGAGGACATCAACGCTTGGAAGAACAAGGTCAAGCAGGGCGGGTTTATAGCGGGCCACGATTCGTACATGCCCGAAGTATTGCAAGCGGTTCGGGACTGCCTTGATGAACCCGACCACTTTTTCACGGATACCAGTTGGCTCGTTAAGTTATGAAACTCCAAGACCTCACCATCGACCAATTTCAACGCATCGCTGCGCTGGAGTTCTCGCCCGTCCTCACGGACTACGACAAGCGTGCAGGGGTCGTGGCGATCGTTGAGGGGGTGGATGTATCGATCGTCCGAGATATGCCCGCCAAGGGGCTTACTAAGCGTTACAAGACCATCATCGCAGAGTGGAACGAACTGCCTACATTGGCATATCGCAGGCGGTTCAAAGCGGGTGGCAAGTGGTGGATTCCCACCGTGTTCACGGATGAGTTGACCGCTGGCCAACTGATAGACCTCATGGACACCGACACCACGGACGAGAAGAAGTTGGTCCAAAACCTGCACCGGATAATGGCGACCCTTTGCAGGGAGGGCGGCTTCCTCGGCCACTTCCCCAAGAAATACGACGGGGCTTCGCACCAAGAGCGGGCCGAACTGCTCAAAGCAAACGCCAAGATTGGTGATGTTTGGGGGGTGGTCAGTTTTTTTTTGCTAAGTTCAGAAAGTTACTTGAAAGTTTTGAGCGACTATTCCAAGCACCTGACGAAGGGGATGCAGGGCCAGTAACCAACCCGCTTGCTGGGTACGGTTGGCTGATGGTAGTATGGCGAATGGCTAACAAGGATGTGCTGAAATTTGAGGCCATCTTCGCAATGAAGGCGGTGGAGTTCCTGAACTATGCGCTGCTCATCCACGACATCTTGGAAGCCGAAAGGCAAGAGGCAGAGCGGATGCGGAGGCGGTAGGACACAATTTCGGTGGCTGGACATTTACCAGCATGGAAACCAAAGTACTTGCCAAGTTCGGAAGCGGTAGTTTGAAGGAAGTCAACATCGCCGACCTTCAATCCCTTGGTATAACCGTAGGCTCGAAAGGTGGAGGCGTTGACCCACGGCAACAGGTGCTGATTGATTGGTTGAAGAATATTATCAAACTTGCACAAAAGAACCTGCTCACGGGTCGGGAGGACGGCAAGGATGTGAACGCCAAGGGAACGCTATCCGCAAGCCTTGATT